AAGGATGCCTTGGAACCCATAACCGAAACGCCAACTCGAAAACACAATTCGCGCAAATCGGTATCGTTCATGTATTCAAGGTTGCTGTTTAGCTCTTCGGCGGTTTTTGCGCCGAAAGTGCGCGTAATATCTTCATTCACGATTTCAAGGAGGGCGGATTGGGCGGCGGTTACGCCAAGTGATTTGTCTTTAGGGAGTTTTTTGCTCATGGTTGTGGCCTATACTATGATTACTAACTGAAAAAATCAATCTAAGCGGCAAAAAAAATAACAAAAAACCCGCTCCCTTGTGAGGAGCGGGCGGAGAGGAGGAGATTATCCTTAGATGATTTTCGCGCACAACGCACGATTATCCAAAAGGACGCGGCCTTCGCGTTTCTGTCCGTAGAAGCCCACCTTCGCTTGACGAACCGAATACTGGTCATCAACTTGGAAGTTGAGTTCAGCGCCGCTATCTTGGTCAGTAGCAACGAGTTGGAACATCGAATCGCGGGTGCGGTCGATACCGATGATGATTTCTTCGGCGGCACCGTCAAAGGCGGCGGCACCAGTGGCTCCGTCAGCTTGGGCGTAGGTCGTAGAACCAGCGATAACGTCGAAGAGGTTATTCCACTTTTGACCAACACCGAGTTCGTAGAACTCCATGAGATTCAGACCCATGAACTCAGTGACGCCAGAGGCATCAAAGAGGCGCTTACGGTCAGCTTCAGGGACGGTAACACCAGTGGTGTTAGTGCTGTTAGGACCGCGAGAAACGTTAATGGGGTTGTAGGCGAGGTCAAGAATCAGCTCAGTGACTTCGGGGGAAATCAGGAGGTCAGTGAAACCGCGACCACGACCAGCGGGAGTGCCACCAGCCCAAGAAGGAGCGATACGCTTGGCGAGGGTGCGAAGCTCATTGATGTCCTTGGGGATAAGGACGCCAGCGGAAGCGGCGCGTTGGACGTGAACCTTGGAGTTAGTGGAAGCGGCGGCGAGGGCACCGAGAATCACCTTAGCGGAGATGTTTTCTTCCTTGAGCATAACTTCCTGCATGGCGCGGGTCATGCTCTTGCCAACCACATCAAGATTACCAAGGCGGGCATACTTCTTATCGAAGCTGAGAGCGGTATCAAGGGTGTAAGTGGCAACGGGGAGTTCCGCTTCAATCGGGTGAGTCTGATTGGTGGGAAGACCGCCAGCGGTGGAGGTGGACCACACGGTTACATAATTCGTGCCAGTAACGTTGTAGTAGGTGTCAAGAGGAATAACAGCCGCAGCATCAGCCTGAAAAGGCAGACGAGTAAACATGTTACTCAGGGTGGGGGCTTGCTGAACAACTTCAGCGATAGCCTTGCCGATAAAGGCCGCAAGGGAGGCTTGGGCGCGATAGGCAACTTCGGGGTCTTTGGAGGCCATCGCCTTCACAAGTTCCAGTTGCTTTTCTTCGTTTTTGAGAGTGAGTTTCATCTAAATTGTTTCCTTTTAAGTGTTGATTTTTCTGTTTTGTGAAAAGGAGTATTACTTACAGTCGATGTAAACGATAGCGTAAGGACCAGCAAGCGGGTCAGCGATACCGCCGTTAGAAGAGCGGCTACCAGTGGCGAGAACGTGGCCAACAACAGTCACGCCAGAAGCGGTAACAATGGTGTCTCCAACGCCAGTGATTTTACCCGCATTGGCGGAAATGGCAATCTTTTGGTTGATGGTGAGCGTTCCATCAATAGCGCCAGAAGCCAACTCGATGATGCCACGTTTAAGAACGGGTTCGGCAACACCAGAAGGAAGAGCGTCGCGGCCTTCGTAGTGAGCTTGGCTAGTGAAGATCATCTTCTGGCCATTTTCATCATAAGCGGCAACTTGCTTGAGGGTCACACCGAGAACGGGAGAACCAGCGGTAGCGGCGGCGATTTTGTGAGGGACGGAAGGATACATGTCGCCAAAAACATGGGGGTAAGAGGCGCTAGTAAGATAGCTTTGAGAAGCATATTCGATGGGGTCTTTAGAAAGGTCACCAGCGGTGACTTTCACGAAGAGGCCACTATCGCCATTACCACTGTCAGTGATGTTGGTGTTGATGGCCGAGCGGGAGAACAGATTGATAACATCTTGTTCAGCGTATTGACGGAATGGCAGTAAGCGTTGCATGGTTTTTTTACTAAGTAAAGTTTTTGTGTTTTTTTTGTGGAAAATTAAGCGAGGACTTGTTTGGATTTCTTGCCAACGGTCAGAAGGATACCTTCTTGAAGGGCGGAATCAAAGCGGGCGAAAAGAGCCTTGTTTTTGTCGCCGCCGTCATTCGCATTGGGGACGGAGGCAGTGGATTGTTCCAGATTCTTAAGGTCAGGAACAGTCTCATTCTTCCTTTCAGGAAGAGTGGAAGCGGTAGATTGGGCCTTGAGGCGTTCAGCGACACGCTTTTCGATTTCGGCGTCAGCTTCTTCTTTAGCCTTCTGGATGGCGGCGACACTCTTGTTACTGAACAGGACGGCGAACTTATCCTTGTAGGAGGCGAAAGAAGCGTCAGAGGTATCAAGAGCACCGATTTCTTTGACGATTTCCTTGAATTCAGCTTCGCTAAGAACATAATCCTTCTTAATGGCGTCAAGACGGGAAGCGTAAATGGCGGAGGCGCGGTCTTGCTCTTCGCGCTCCTTAGCTTCGCTGATTTCCTTTTCAGCCAGAGCAATCTTAGCATTCAGCTTTTCAAGCTCAAGATTTTGAGCGGCAATAGAGGCGGAAAGGTCAGCAATCTTTTTCTCAGCGGCTTCTTTAGCAGCTTTCTCGGCAGCAATGCTTTGCTCCCATTTATCATTCTCGGCCTTGATGCCTTCATTGAAGAGATTTCCAATCGCCACAAGGGCGGGATCACCAATGGTTACTTTTTCAGCAGCGAGGCTCACTTTGAGTTTTTCAAGAAAATCTTTCATGTCAGTAGAATGTATTACACTTTTCGCGAAAATATTATTTAGCAAGTCACTGTCTGTGACTTGGTTTGGCGAATTATTCGCGGCAGAAATAGAGTCTGTAACTGATGCAACTGATTGACAGTTAGAGCTTTCTGACTCATTTTCATTCTCGTCTTCATCATCTTCCTCTTCTTCCATTTCGTTCTCTTCTTCGCTAAAAGCGCAGGCGTGAATATGGATTTTTCCAACTTCGGCAGCAGGTCTTGTAGTGATGGCGAAACCAAAAGGAATCGGCGCATTTATGATGTCTTTAAACACGCGGCGACCATCTTCTAATCTACCAGAGCCGCCATTTACTTTAAGAAGAGAGATGTTTTCTTCGGTAGCCTCAATTTCGTAAACATCTTCGTAACGAACGAAGGTTTCGGTTGAAATATTACGTTCCGCCATAACGCGAAACTCTCCAGTCAATAATTCCCAGCTTCCAGACAGCTCGTCGCTACGATTAGAAAGTAGTTTGGTAAGCTCTGGGTCCGCCAATCCATAGAACACAGCCGCGACTGTAATGTAATATTGAATTCCGTTAATTCGTTGGTCTCCGTAAGGAACGATTGTGCGCGGATTGCCAGTGGTAATAACGGCGTTTACAATGTGGCCAAAAATCTTGGTTTGTTTATGCTCGATATTTGCGGGCTTGTGAACGAAATTGCTAACAATTCTTTGCGCGGTATCATAACTAACGCCTTCGCCATTTTTATTAAATTGGTCAGTAACGGCCAAATCAAGAATGATACCAATAAGATCAGGATTGTTATAAAAATCAACTTTTCCCGCAAATAGAGAATGAGCGATTCCTTCGTAACCTTCGTAAAACGGAACGGGTGCAGTTGATACTTCTTCAGACGCCTTAGATTCCATATTATGGAGTTTTCGAAGAGACTCTATTCTTTCTTTTGGTAAAGTGGCGTAAGATTCTTTGAACTCTCCCTTGCACTCGTCTTTAGAACCAAGTGAAAACTTTGAAGAATATTCATGGCCATTTTCGCATGTATCTTTAGCGTTCTCGCCCCCGCGTGTGCGCGATAAAACTTTGCCGCTACAAATAGGACAGAACTTATCATATCCATCCGAAGCCTTGGATAGAGTAAGTTGGCTAATTTTGAATAAAGAAACGGGCATATTACTTTTTACACATTGGTGTTGTTATTGGAAAGAGCGACCAAAGCAGCCGCATAAGTCGGCATCTGATGTTCGTCCGCTACATCTTGCACTTCTTGACGCACTTTCAAAGAAAGGATTAACTTCCTGTCATCAAGGCAATCCGCGAAACTCTTTTGCCAATCGTCAGGCAATTTCGACTCTACAATTGACGCGCATAATTGAGATACCATCTCCTTGTGGTCAGAACTCAACGATACTTTCTTTTTCTTGCCATCTTTCGCGGCAAGGGTCGCGGCATACTTATCAGCGGCCCAAACATTGAAGTCGCAAACCTTCTTGAAAACTTCATCAATTTTGGCCAAACTGAAAGCCTTAGACGGGCGACCAACATCCCCAGGAATATTTGCGGTAGGAGTTCTGTTGCTTTTCTTGGGTTTTGGACCGCCAATGATAGCGGTTTCTTCCTGCTCAAAAGCTGGCAATCCCCCAACTAACGGATTGTATTTCTTGTCCTCACGATCCTTTACATACTTCTCTTGAGCAGCTTCAATCTCTTCAGCGGTAGGCATCTTACCATTGTCAATAGCGTTCGCCATCAAGTCAGGCGTCAGGATACCCAATTCAGTCAACCTAACGATTACTTTTCTGAATCCAGATTCATCTTTCATCGTGCGCTTAGCGAACGCAACTTCGGGCACAAGCTTCAATCCAATAGACTTACAAAATAGCTCGACTTCGGGCTGTAATACATCGAGAAGAAAATCGTTTTGAGCTTCCTCAAGTTTATCCAGAAAGGCTTCCATTTTCAATTCCGCGCTTCCGTATTTGTCATCCCCAAGGAATACAAGATTGAGACCTTGTTTGATGTCTTCGTTGACAACAGTGTATTTTTCCGCGCCCAAGACCTTATTCATGTCTGGAATCACAAACTCAGCTTTCGTGGTGTAATCGGCCACAAGGAATCGTCCCACACTCTTGTTCTCGAAGATAGTCTTAATGGCGTCCAAAGCCTTCTTATTGACACCGCCCTTGTCAGGAGTATTGCCAGAAGTCACCAAAAGGATCATCTGGTCAATTGTCCTCATCATGGCTTGGTCAACCTTCTTCATCTCAAGCTTAAAATTGATGTCATCAAGCACAGGAAAACCAAAAGGTGTCGCAAAAGGCTCATAATCCTGTTTCTTGTAAAAAGAGAACACAAGTTTATCAGCGTCCAGCTTAATCTTCACGCCATCTCGCGGAAAGGTTCCTTTCTTTACTTGCTCTTGAACATCTTTAGGCAGGCCCGCCAAAATCTTCCTTTCGTCTTCTGTTTGCGGGTTTTTTAGGTTATTCAGCTCATACTGATTAAGAATCTTTCCATATCCGCCCAAGTCAAATGACGCCGCATGGAAGTAAATAATGTCAATTGGATTCAGCAACACGTAACGCATGACTACCGAGTTATTAACGGAAGAGGCGTCTTCGGCTTCCGCGACTACTTTCTTGTATTCGTCCGCCTTAAACTTGCCAAACAGCTTGTAAAGAAAAATATTGCCGCCGCGATAATACTCACGGAAGTATTGAGCCTTCATTTTTTCCAACCCAATTCTATTAAACCAAGCCTTAACCGCCTTACGCGATTTAGCATTACCTCCCTTTAGGAATACTTTGTCGTTAGCCAATTCGGCGGCGGTATCAATAGCCAAGCGAAAAATCGCCACGTTAACATACGCTCTTTGGCACAATTCGATAGCATCTCGCGCATCAATCCCATCCGCTCCAGTTTCGTAATTTAACCCGCCCGCCCAAATGTTTGTATATTTGTTAGGCTTAACGCGAGAAGTAACGGCATTTCGGCGCGTTGCCGTAGTAGATTCACTAGCCGTGCTAACATTAAACCCTTCTCCTACCAAAGCGGGCATGTAAGTGTCTGCTACCGCATGACTTACGGGCAGAAGCGGAGTCGCGGGTTGAGTTTCAGACTCTCCGTTAGATTTTGACAGATGCTCCCAATAGGTTGACTTCTTGGTGTATGCGCGCTTAGACATGTAATCTTTTACACGCCCCGCGATTCAAAGTCAAAGTGACTTTGTTTCTCACTTTTATCACTTTTACAAGTCATTGATTCTCTTAGCTTTGCGCATGAAAGAAACAATAGTCTTGCACTTTGCCGCGAATCTGCTAAAGGATGATGTTTAGGATTTTCATCTCCAATCCGCTCGTAAGTGGCCATAGGGTCCATGCCTGCCGCAGACATAAATGAAGAAATCTCAATAAAAGGATACGGCCCCGACCATTTGTTGTTCTGCTTATCGTTATGAATACAGGCGGTAAGAAAGTTAGTCTCAACGGGGAACCCGCATTCAGCAGCCATAGGTATCCCTTGCTCTTTCGCGGCCAACCAGTGCCGCCAAAACGCTTGGCGCATTTCATACGGCTTAATGTGAGTAATCACAAGAGGAGGAATGTTTTTAGCTATCCATTCGCGGTCATCAGTATCCCCGAAAGCGTTTTCAGGTGGGCAGGAGTAACAGAACTCATCTTCTCGCGTCCCGTCCGCATGATAGATTCCGCCGCCAACAGCGTAACCCTCACCGTAGAGGCCGATAGACTCCACATCAAATACAAAAACTTTATCCATAAAATAAATAATAAAAAATGATTAACCGAAAGAATAAGGAATATAACTATTGTCTTCAACCTGAAGGTTCAATTGGTCATTCCACACCTTCACCATCCAGTTTCCAAGAACAAGTGCGGAATATGAGTCCTTGCGCAATTTATTTTTGCCTGTCATCTTTTTGACGCTGGATTGTAAATCAAAGCTTTGCCCGCCACTTGCGTTTGTCGTAGGTTCAATCTGAGAGCATTGGACAATCGTGGCCTTAAGATTAACGCCAATTCTATCAATCAAATCAATAGTCTTTGACGATAGATCGTCCTTGTCTTCCTTGTATTCTGAATCAAGAGTAAGACACGTTAGTTCTGGAATCACTTGGTCTTTTTGTTCAAGATAGTCATCGTCAATAGGTGATGCCGCGAAAAGTATCCTCTTGTGGTCAAAACTTGCTTGCAGCATTTCGTTGGCGCGCCTAATCCATTGAGAAGTAGGTTTCCGCATAATGCAGATTCGCCCTTGCTCTTTATTGTAGGTGTTTTTGTATTCTTGAAGAGCTTTAGTGTATTCTTGCGGTTCTCCCTCCAGTTCAACATCAATAACCTCAATTTTGATACCCGCTTGCTTGAATAATGTGCTTTCGTTACAGGCGCTAATAAAAACAACGCCGCCCATGTAGTCACATACCATAGATACTACATTAAAGTTCTTTAATATGTAATACAAGTATTCGATATGCTTTTTCAGATTCGCGCCGTGAACAGCATAAGAATGCACGCAAACAGCTCTTCCATTATCAAGCAATTTAAAAACTTTAAGCGCGAAATCGTCAGAGCTTTCAGATTCGGCCCAAGAAGGGTCAATACTGACAATGTAGTTATCCTCTTTCTTGCCTTTAATTTCGGTGCAAGGCTTTTCTCCTTCTGGGATTTGGCACGCCACCATTTTAGAAGTGCGAAAATAGCCCGAGGAGTCATCAAGGAACTGAGAGCCAAATTCGCGCTTGAATTGCTGCTCGCTCATTGTCTCCTTGGACTCTTTAATTAGATTTTCGTCATAAAGGTCTTTCGGGGCAACATCGTATGCAAAGTGAGTTACGATTCTTTTCGCGTCAAGGATTTCGTCTTTATCTTTTTCTTTGTCAAATGTTCCTAAAATAAGCCGCTCATACGTCTCGTAAACCTTGTAAAGAAACTCAAACTTGAAAGACGCGGAAGAAAGCATGATTAACTTATTACTTTCCCACTTAGTCCTGTCCTCCTCTTTCATCTTCCCTTCTGCGATTAACTTGTCTTCAATTTCGCGGATTTCGGCGCGGTCAGTAGGACTCTTGTTATTAGAAAGGAAAGGCTTGATTACTTCATTGTAAATACGTTCTGGCATCAGCAAGAACTCATCAATTACAACGCAGTTAAATCGAAAACCGCGAAGTTTGTCGCCGTCACCCAAAGGCAGGGCGCGAATTTCGCTCGTCCCAATCGTCATTAACCATTCGTCAGAACCATGAGTGATATTAACCACTTGGTTCACTAATCCAGCTTTCTTATCAGATAGAATTTCTTCCATCTTCTTGAAGACCATTTTAGACTGACGAAAAGTCTTGGAAAGAATCGCGCACTTGATTCCCTGATTAAAGGTTGCGTGCAACATTAAGAATAATGCCGTAGTAAAAGACTTACTTAAACCACGACTCCACACATTAAGAGAGAAATCAGCTTCAAGCATACTCTTAATAGCAATATGCTGAAACGGGAAAATCTTTACGCCCAAAAGTAGCCTAGAAGCGTAGGTGGGATTATCATAGAGAAATTCATACAATAGAATCTTCGCTTTCTTTTCGTCAATATATCCTTTCTCTTCAAGGATTCGCTTATTGACGTTAGAAAACCGCTTTTTGCGCGTTTGTTTGCCGACTTCCCAAGCCATTATTTGATTCCTCCTTTTTCCACAAAATACTGAACGTCTTTATCCCACGCATATTTCCCAAGAGTTAGTAACTTTTGAGTCAGAATTTGGGCACGCGGTCTATCTTTAGCAAAAACAAACTGGAGATTCTTACTGTATTTGTTTTGAAGAGCTTTCATGTTATGAAAAACATACTTCATGTTGTAATTGTGAACGCTGTTAATGTTTTCTTGTTCAATGGTCAGCAAGTTAGCCTCAATAACTACGAAAAGATAGAAACCAAAATCAACGGCGCGATTTATTTCTTTTTCAAATCGTTCTTTACCAACCGTCATCGTCCCCTTGTAGTCTTCTGGGGACTTTCTGTCAACATAGGTAATTCCAGCGCCATCGCCCTTGGCGAGCGTGTAATCGCCCACCTTAAGGCTCATTACTTTTGAACCAGCGAACCCAAATGGTTTTTGCTCTCTTGTGTCGATAATGATTTTGCTTTTTGAGCAATCTTTTGTCCACTGGTCAGCTTCATAACGAACTGAAAAAGTAGGCTTGTAACCAATTTGCTCGCACGCGATTTCGTAGCTGCCAAAAGTTTTTGCATAAATGTCTAAGTTGGGAAGGCTGTCAAGAAAGAGTTGTGTGCTTGTGGGCGCGGTATCATAGTTCTTTTCTTTGATTCTCTTCTCAAGAAGAGAGAGTATGTAAGGACCAGTAATTTCCTTTGGTTGCGAATTGCACCAAGCTATCATTTGGGCGCGATTATCAAAGTCCGTATCGAAATACTTATCCACAAAATTAACAAACGGCATTTTTTCGCCCGTCATCTTGTTAAACTTGGGGTAATACTTCTCGTAGTATTCAGGGACGGAAATAGAGTGCTTCTTGAGGTGCAGATGAAGACCTTTGCGGGACTCCATCTTCTCGCCGCACTTCTTACACACTGACATTTCGTCAGGTATATGTTGCGCCCAAGTCATCAATTACTTTTTATCCTTCTTGTTTTTTGGTTTCGGGCCGCGCTTCTTCTTTTTCTTGTAAGGGCCGCGAGTTTTCTTTTCTGGAAACGCTGGTTGAGCCGTAAACTTCTCGGTCAAAACAGTTGTGACTACTTTTTTCTTTACTTCCTCAGATATGACTACAGGAGGCGGAAGTATTCGCGGCTTACTGGTTCCTTTAATTTCCTCAATCACGTTCACTTCTGGATGGAAATTGAAATCATCTTTCGCGGCGGTGATATCGGCAACCGAAACATAATGGTCTCCTTCTTTCGGTAGCACTTTGCGCCACCTTACGCCAAAAGCGTCAGCAACGTCTTTGATAGAAGTAGCGTTACCAGTCCCTACGTCGTAGACGATTCGCGGTTTGCGAATAGCGAACGCTTCTTTCGTCCTTTGAACCAAAGATACAATAAGATTAGTGACATCGTGAGCATGAACAAAGTCTTTAAGTTGAACGCCGCCGCCATGAAGCTCTACTTCGGATTTATCCTTTTGAGCTTTTTCTAAAACAGTAAACAAGTCATTTCGGCCCGCGCCAAGCTCATAAACATTAAACAGCCGCAAAATCAGTAACTCTGTGAATTGAGTCTGGAGAGAGATAAGTAAAGTTTCAGCTTCTTTCTTTGAGTAAGCGAATGGTGAGTCTCCGTCAGTGGCGGAATCAGAGCTAAGAAAGATAAGTTTGGCCCCAGAATCAATACAGTAATTGGCTACAAGTTCGGTGCCGCGCTTGTTCGTGATAAAGTATTCGCGCTCTTGGTCTTTACTTTCTTTTGCATTTGTTTTCGCGGCGGCATGGATAACATAGTCGTATGTTTCGTTCTTCAACCTTTCCCAAAGACGGAAATCAAGAATGTCACCAACTTCGCCACCTTCATGGGCCACCAAATCAATAGACGTGACCTTGTGTCCAAAATGCTTCAGCTTTTTAAGCAATCTGGAACCAAGAAAACCCGCGCCGCCTGTAAGTAAAACTCGCATGTTCTATTGTATTGAAAAATAGACAAACATTAAACCAAGTCATCAATCGAAGACCCCATAATTCGGGCTATCCACTGATCCATATTCTCCAGTCTCTCCGCTTCAGTTCTAACAAGCTGTTTCTGCTTCTCCGAAATATCTACCATGCGTTTTCTTTCGGTCTCATCTTGGAATGCTTGGACAACAGCAAGGATTGATTGATTTTCTTCGCGCTTCTTCTTTTGCCGCTCTTCCCGCGAACCGTTTAGTTTCTTGATTAAGTCTTCGATTCGCTTTGAAGAGTTGTGATATTCGGTATTCTTAGTGCTAATCATCTCTGACATGCGAATGTTTATGTCACTAGCCTCCTCAATCTCGTTGAACATCTTGCGCAACTTGCTAAGTTCTTTAGTAGTATGCTCGTTCATCACAATTTCTTTACAAATTGCGATATACAGGTGCATATCATCAGGCGTCAAATCATGCTTGCCCCAAACTAGCTTAATAAACTCAGCTTCGAATAGCTCACGGTCTTCTACGTTTTCGTAGTTATCCATGATGGTAGCAACGCGATTACTATTTAGCGCGCTCTTTAGCTTCTCAAGACATATCTCCTGAGATTTCGTCAGCGATTCTTCTTTTACTTTGTCCGTGCTTACGCTGTTAATCTTGCTAATCAGATGGCGATAACCAGCAAGATAGTTAGGTTTTTCCGCATCAATAGGCGCGGCATCTTTGTAGCTATTGAATTGGTAATCAGGTCTGTCAGACTTAATGTATCGGATTACGGCCTTTTGTTCGGCGCAAAGTTTTCCAATTTTGCCCTCTTTATGCTTTTCTGGGTAAAGAGCGATAGCCACATCCAAAGAACTCTTTCCCTCATCAAGCAATTTGTTGATAAAAGACTTCTGGTCCGCCGTAAACTCTGGTTCTGGCACTTTGTTGACTTGCAACTTGCCCTTTTTGCCGAGAAAGCGGCGCACAGCGATACCTTCTGGCGTTTTCGCGTTTAGATTCGCATTGTCAAAAACAAATCTTGTCAATTCATCAGCGTCCTGAGTCCTATCAAATGCTTCGATAAGGTCTCTTTGCTGTTGTTCTGTTAAAATAATTTCGCCCATAACTGAGTTTAATCTTCGGAACGGAGTAGCCGTTTAGCCATATCTCTAAATCGTTCTGTATAATCAATTACACTCTTTTTCGCGGCGTTGCCTTTCAAACCAAGTTTTTCAGCCATGAATTTTGCGCCTTCTTTTTCTGGTAAGCTGTTGATTATCAACACTCTGTAAATCGCGGCATCAACTGGAGAAAGAATTGTCAGCATTCGTTCATGTAATACGAGTGACTCTTTGTTAATGTCTTGATCTTCGTTTGGCGTTTCGTCAATGCCGCGAAATACGTCTTCGCAAGAGTCGTAGGATACTGGCATTCTAATGTCATGCGCCGATTTCTTTCGGCATTCCCAATTCTTGTAAAGAAGGCATTCAGAACATTGTTTACCGCTTTTAGTAAGCCCGCACCCCGAATCAACATCTTCGCCAATCTTACTTGAAGAAGAATGAAGGTTGTGTTCGCATTTAAGGCATGGGCGCGAAACAGAATAATACAAATTCCTCAACAGGTTCTTCATTTGACTGCTGATTACCATAGCAATCCAAGGCTCCAAGGAACGGCGCTGGTCCCACAAGTGCCACTTTTTGAAGATATGAAGCCTGATTATCTGCGAAACGTCGTCGTAATCAATGGACGGCATGGCCCGCAAATGCCATCTATGCCGCGCCTTAGCTAATTGCGCGTCAATAACATCAATCTTGTCCTCAAATTTGAACTTTTTCGGAGATTCAGTCATCAGATTGATTATTTCTCAGACGGTCAACTGAAGATTTTACCTCATTCTTCATTTCTGCAAGAACATCGTTTTTCGCTTCGTTATCAACTACCCGCTTACCAGCGGTAGAGACGCGATTGTTCATAATGTCTTGAATGGTGAAAGCCCTACGCCCGAAATCTCCTTCGCAAGATAAGGAAAGACCATCAATCTCAGGAACTTCGCGAATCTCTCCTTCGTATTCGTCACGGTCATGGACAGGGCGGCGAAAGTTCGCGTTGGAAGGGCGAGTTGGCGCGGCAACAGCAGGCTTTTTAGCTCCAGGAGCGGTAGATTCGCCACATTCGGGGCAAAGCTTAGGGCGGACTACAAATTCAAGTTTAGTTCCGCAGTGGGGGCAGTAGTAGGACATGGTTATTTTTTCTGTTTTAAAGATTCAATTTCTGATAGTAATCCTTTGATGTATGTAGAGTTATGAGCTATCAGGGAATCAAAGAACATTTTTGCAGTTACGTCAGCCTTACCAGAGAAAGATAGTTCTGACCCACTAAAGTCAATAGTTCCAATAATATCATGATTCTCGTCGCAAAAAACGATTGTTTGCGGGGGCTTCCATTCGGAAAGTGTAGCCGTAAAATCGTCATTGCTGATTCTGACACTCGGAAGCTCTGATATTTTTTGTGTGTCATTTTGTTATTAGGACATTACGCGCAAAATGTGCTTGATGATCGGATTCCGCACCACGTCATCAATCGTAAAAGCGAAATGATAGATTCCGAAGTCTTTTGATTTTTCGTGGCGGCCAAAAGCGGAGATAGTTTCAAAAAAAGCATCTTTTTCGCGAATGTCGCTTTGGTCTGAGTCTCCACAGACGAACATGATACAGTTCTTCCCGATTCGTGTAAGAAAGGTCACCATTTCTCTTTTAGTGAGATTTTGAGCTTCGTCCAAGACGACGATTTGGTTGTCGAACTGATTGCCGCGCAAAAAGTTAATCGGGCGCGTCTCAAGAAGTTCCGCAGAATCAAGATTGGACACTGAATCAGCCTTCAAAATTTCACTCAACTTATCTTTGAGCGGACGCATGTAGGGATTAATCTTATCGTCTTCTGTTCCAGGCAGAAATCCCATGTGGCTGCTGGCGCTCTCCACAACGCTTCGAACATAACAAATGCCCTTATCCTTGTCGCGATTAATAATGTTAAGCGCGGCGTAAATGGCGCACCAAGTTTTACTTGATCCTGCTGGCCCGCTAAGAAAAACGATTTTAATCTCAGGAGAAAGAGCCGTCTTGAGGATAATTTGCTGTTTCTCAGTTAGATTGAACTTTTTGTCTTTGAATTTTAATTCAAGAAGTGATTGTTTTGGAGAGAAATCAACTTCTTCGTTACTTTCCCGTTTGGCTTTCTTTTTGCTGACCGTTTTTGGCTTGGGCATGATTGTTACTTTATTCTAAGTTCAGAAACGGTTTTCCTCAATACTGAGCTTTGCTATTGGCAATCCGTCTGGATTGACCGATTCGCTGTAATCAGACATCACGCCAGAAACCCTAAAATTAAATACCTCCGCGCCTGCCTGATTCTTTACAGAAAGAGAAATCGCGCCAGTTGCGCCGCTGTAAGTGATAAAGTTATT